TATACGTTTTCTTTCGGCTTCTTCTTCGGCTAAACGTTTTTGTTCAGCTTCCAAACGTTTTCTTTCTACTTCTTCGGCTTTTATGCGTTTTCTTTCTGCTTCGGCTTCTTCGGCCTGTAAACGTAATCTTTCTTCTTCAGCGGCCGCTTCGTCGGCTACCCGTTTTTTCTCAGCTTCAATACTATCTAAATAAGCGTCATACTTAGTTGAGGTAACAGACCTTCCAAACTCACTAAAGAATTCTTCTGGAGTGTAAGACGTAAAGGCGTCATCACCCTCTATACCAAATCGGCTAGAGTCTTTAACAAAATTACCGGTTTCTGAGTCGTAACTAAACTCCGCGTAAACATTTTGTTCACCCGTTTGGGTATCCACTAAAGCATTGTTTTTACCCATTTCTGTTAAGAAATCGGTATACGAGGAATAATCGTCAGATGAACCATATTCATCAAGATTTATTTCTATTTGTATTTCGTCAGGATCCTCACTGGGATCAGGGTCTTCCGGAAATACAACAACAGGATCAGGGTCCTCAACTTCAACGACAACAGGATCCTCAACTTCAACAGGATCAGGGTCCTCAACTTCAACAACGGGGTCAGGCGTAGTCGAAACAGGATCAACTGGATCGGTTACTACATCAATAACAGCGTCAGGCTCAGTCACAACATTTCCGTCGGAGTCGTAATTACTTCCCGATACAAGAACATCATTTGATAACAAATACTCAATTAAAGCCCTGCGGAATTCTTCTTCACTGGAGTAACGAGCACGATAGGGCATCGGACTAGCTCCGCCTTGTTGCCCTCCCATCAGCCTTAATTGCCGTAGTGGAATCTCATCCCATTCCGTATACATTTCATCGTCATTGGCGGCATTAACAAAAATCGAGCCGTCCGGATTGTATATAACTTCGTCCTGATCCTCGGGCATGTCTGTATCTGCACCGGGGTCAAACGGCGCTGTGTCCGGTACTACAACATCTACACCGGGCTCTACAACGGGCTCATCAATACGCGGAGCAGGTTGAGGCTCTATTATTGGAGCAGGTTCCTCTTTAGTCTGAGGACCCCCGAGCTCCGGATCAGAGTACAAGTCCGGATTGTTCGGATCAAATCCGGGTTTAGGACCCGATTGCGGTTCCATTATTGGCGCAAGTTCAGGTTCCGGCCCTATTATTGGAGCAGACCCTTGCTTATTATTAGCAACCATAGGTGCAGGTTGAGGTTCTATTATTGGAGCAGGTGCAGGTTGGGGTTCTATTATTGGAGCAGGCCCCGGTTTAGTTTTAGGAACCCCAAGATTAGGATCAGAATACAAATCCGGATTGTTCGGATCAAATTCGGATTTAGGCCCGAGCCCCATCGGCGGCTCATTTACCGGAGGCGCTACTGGAGGAGCAGGCGGAGTTACTAACGTGCCAATGCCTTCGTTAAAAGGTTGGGTTTTAGCATCGACAGGATCTCTAGGGTCGTTGTTAATAATTGGATTGGGGTCAGAATACAAATCAGGGTTAGTCACAGGGGGAATAGGATCCGGTATTCCCGGTCCCGGAAGTGGCAAGGGCGCATTTGGAGTGCCCGCTTCAGCTTGAATTTGTCTCAAAAGCTCAGGCGATATACCACCCATCATGCCTTGCTGACCAAAATTAAATTTTTGCATTTAAAACTCCAACCCTTAGCGTTTATTTACACGCGATGTAACTACCGCCCTTAACTGCCGCGCCCATTCCACGTGCTGTACCTTTACTCATACCTGTCGGAATTTTGACACTTGCTGTCTTGCCATAAGGTATACGGCCTTGACCTTTAATATCTGCATATTCTACCGCTTTAGGTGCTTTTGTAGGATTCATAGCCATTTTACTGCCCTCTCTGTTTAATAAATTCACGTTCTCTTGCCGCATCTATTCTGGCTTGAGTCTGTCGTTCTTGTGCGTCAATGCGCTCACCAAACTGTGCCTCACGCATAGCCAGTGACTGTTGATCTAGCTGTAACTTGCCTTGATCAAGCTCAGTATCAGATTGCTCGGCTTGCGCCTTGATCTCCAACTCCTTCTCTTTCAGTGCAATTAACGGATCAGGGCCTTCTTCCTCACCACCGCCGGCTAATTGTTGTGACAAGTCCTTAACCATCTGCATACCCTGCGCAACATACTGCGCCGTCATGGCTTCAATCTCTAACATCTCTTCTGGCGTTGCAGGCTTACCGTCACGAAGCTCCATCTGTTGCATGTAAGCAACCGCCGCTTGTTCCCTAGCCGCTATTTTCACATGTTGCATAATGTGTTTTTGTAATGCAAGAGCTACTGGTGGTAAATTAGCTACCATAGGCGTACCACCAAAGATAAGGTGAGCCGTGATGTGCGATTGGTGATCCTGACCCTCAAACGCCTGTAAATCCATCATGTCCAACACATCAATGTTCTCTTGTGCGGGGTCCGTGGGCTTCGGTTCAGCATCCGGTAACGATTTCATTATACGATCTACATCAGTCACGCCCAACGCTTCATACATGTCACGATAAATTTCATGCATGTTATGTAACTCGGGAGCCGCACCGGCAAGCTCTAACTTAGTCTGTGCCAACGTGATCCGCTGTGCCTGACTAAATACGTTAGGATTACTAACAGGAAGTATATCAATTCTGTCGTCAAAGTCAGTAGCCATAACCTCAGAATCTTCACCCGCAACAGCATAAGGGTAAACCTGTGGCAAACTTTCGTTCATCACGCGACCTAGAATCTTAAACTCTAAGCGCATAGCGTAATGCAATCTCTTGTGTACAGCACTCATGACCCGTGAGCCCTGCTCCAACATCGCAATCGTAGTACCGACCGCCGCCTGCTGATTACCATCGCCCACTTTTAAATCTGTAATGGTCGCGAACCGCTGTCCGGCGTCCACGACAAAACCTAACAGTTGGAACAACGTCTGATCCGGTCCCTTAAACGGTAGCGGCATCAAACTGTCACGAATAGCGCCACCGGGAGCGTCTACGTCTCTAAATTCTCCGGGTTGTAACGGTTCATCATCGTCTCTTATCCGCATCCCACGGGCTTTAAAGCCGGCAGGAAGGTTAGATAGTGTTCCGGCATCAATAAGCTGTCGAAGTGCCGAGGTCGCGGTGCGAGAAAGGCCACCAATAGTGTGGATAAGACCCAGACCATAAAAACCAAACCCCGGTAAAAATTTGTAATGAACAAAATATTGTATTTTACGTTTCTTTTCATCGTCTTCTAGGTAGTTACGACGTATAGCAAGGACCTGTCCGTTATCTTTGGAGATGGTAACGACATATGGAATCTTAATTCCAGTAGGCTCACCGTCCATATCAGTATCTTCGTAGCCCTCGAGGTCTAAATCAACGTGGCACTCCAATAAAGTACAGTCATAATCAATTTGTGACGGCTCAAAACCATCAATTAAATTAATTTCATCGGATATAGAGTCCATTTCTGCTTGAGCAGGGATCACATCGATGTCCAAATAGAACCCAGACACCTGTTGCTTGCGCAAATCGTTAAGAGATGTGCGTAATACTTGTGTAATATTAGGACATGTTTCTAAATCAGAGGTCTCATACGGTACAACAAGGTTCTCAGCGGGTACAAACTTACTCACCGCACGGCCTAAGTTCTCATCATAATAGACTTTCTTAAAGGTACTACCTGCCAATGGGAGATAAAACAACATCTGGTCCATATCAGGTGTGTATTCTTCCATTACATTAGTAATGTAGTAGTTCATAAACTGCTTAACACGCTGTGATTGGTGTTGCTTTTGGCGTGTTTCTTTACCTAAAATTACTGTGCGAACAGGACCACTAGGCGGCAAAAGCTCATTAAAGGCTTGCGCTTGGAACTGTGTGGCGGCTTCGCCCAATAGAGGGTGAGTGACACCCGAGGCTCCACGGAAAGGCTGTGTGCGCTCCTGATATGAGAACCCTAACAAATCTAAACCGTTAGCATAAGTCTCTTCCCACTCTTGGCGACTTGCTTTGTTTGAATCAAACTCCCCCATGAGATCGCCGGCTATACGACTAAGCTCACGATCAGGCATCTCTTCTGCCAGATTCATGTAGAAGTCCCCGCCAAACCCGCGCTCGTCCTGCGGATCAAAATCAACCATGACACTGCCGTCATCTTCAGCAGTCACTTCTATCTCGCCGTCCATGGAAGCATCCATGTCGACCATAGCCATCACATCGTTTTCTTGTGAACCCGGCAACTCTAACTCAATCTCCGCCCTTATATCTTCTTCCAGTAACTGAGATGGAACATTGCGGTCCATCAAACTTCCTACTGGTTTTTTATCTTCTTCAGCCATTTCTTATTCCTCTGGAGAACGATCCAATATAGTATTTAGTTGTTCTAATATGGTTGGGGGTAATTTCTCAACATCTTCTTCGGATGTTATGTTAGCGCCTGCTTTTCGTAGCATCTGAGCCATAGCCGCCATTTCGCGGACCTGCGCCTTACGCTCGGTTTCAGACATGTCGTAGTCAAAGCCTTCAAGATTTGCGCTAGTACTACTAACAATAGTTTCCATTAAAGAACCTAGCCCGTCGAGCTCGGAGGATTCGTCGTCCTCAAACATAATATCTTCTGCGTCTTCCATATCTAAGCTCTCTTCTAAACTCAGTGGTATCAGTGTTTCTTCTTGTGATTGATAAAACTCATCATCACCTTCGTTGGACGTGGGGTCAACGTAAGCCACGCGGTCTGCTACTCTCTTACCAAAAATACTATTTTCAAATCTATTTTTCGCATACATATCAGAAGAGTTTTCGTCATCTTCCCCGAAAAGCATGCTCATTATACCTTGATTATCGCCATACGCACGGGGGTTTTCTCCGCCACGCTCAAACTCGTCCTGATACAACTTCCTAACAAAACCGTTTCTTTGTATATCTTTAAGGACAGACGCCTCAAGGTCTTTGGGCTCAGAGTGTTGCAACATGTCCCAGTTTAAATTTTGTATTGCGTAGGACCTAACCGCCTGATCAAACCCATCCTCCGTTTGCGCATTAATAACCGCCGCCGCATACGCAGGTTTCTCTTCATCGGCACCACGTGCGTGAGCAACTTCGTGAGCGATGGTTCGCGGGTTTGAACCCTTCGAACCATAAAAATTTATTTTTGCATTCTCATCGCTTGGGGTTACGTGATCTAAGCTGTCTACATACATCGCCGCCCGTGGCGCAGTATGCATCATATATTCTTCTACAGAACGACCACTCTCTCCGGTAGAGACCATACCATCTACCGATTTAGGAACAAACTGACCTCTCAGGTTCAAGTTCGGGGACCCTAAATCAAACCGCATCATGTCTAGCTCGCGGTCCGTGGGTCCTGTGTAGCCTAACCGGGGCGCAACCGACATCTGCATTTCAATGTCACCCATCTGGTGACCCATGCGAACCGCCTCGGGATCCAGACCCGCCTGCTGTGCTTGATAGGCAACCTTCGCTTCCGGGCTCAAGTCCTGAAATCTATTAAAAATATTGCGACGTTCCGCTTTATCTTGAGAATCATAATATCTTGAAAGCGATTGCTCGTTATCTTTAGCAAAGAGAGACTGAGGCATAAAGGTTCCGTACCCGTAAATTACTTAATAGTAAACATTCATCTTAGCAGAGTTATCTTCATCTTCCCAATCATCCGTAGGCAACTGAACAAAATTCCCCTGACGGTACCGCATCAACGCCTGAGTCATACTATCCACCAAGTCATCATGCTCCCCATTAGGAAAGGCCGCAACCTCCTCAATCAACTCGTCAGCAAACACAGAATCAGGTGCCCACACCATCCCCGCTTCAAATAATGGCGACACCGAATGCACCCGAGTTACCTTATCATTACCCCTAGAAGGCGTAAAGTTAACCACCGGAACACCCATATTACGCAATTCCTGCGTCAACGGCGTACCACTAGCCTTCGCCTCAATAATAACAGTGTCCGGCTCCCAAAATTTATACTCCTCCAAAGCCTTAGCTTTCAACTCAGGAAAATCCCATCGCCCCTTTTTACTATCTAACAAAATTAAATTCGGTCCACTACCACCCTCATTCGGATAAAAGACCCCCCACGTCGTTATCGCACTATAATCCGCTGTCTCCTTCTTACTAAACGCCGTATCGTAACTCTGTATCACATACTCTAGCCTAGGAACCGCTTCAGGCTCCCACACGTTCCACCACTCACGCTTAATGATCGCATTCTCTTCACCCGTAGGATTCTGCTGATACTGAGCGTTCCACTTACTATTAGGAATAGAAGCGCGGACAGCGGTCAAATCCTCTAAACTCCAGTACTCAGGCCAACACGGAGTCCCATCCGCAAAGATCGCAGGTAATTCCACAACCTCCCACTGGTCCGCCAACGGGTCTTTTGCCATAGCCTTCAATAACTGGCCCGTCATGTCCTTCTCAGACCATCTAGTTTGGACTATAACAATGGAGCCTCCGGGTTGTAAACGCTGTCTAGGGCCACCTGTGTACCAATCCCACGCATCATCAAAGCCTGCCGCCGACATCGCCGTCTGCTCCGAGTGAGGATCATCAATAATGATTAAATCACCACCACGACCCGCTAAGTTTGACCCGACGCCCACGGCATAATACATACCGCCCGCGCTCGTATCCCAACGGCCCGAGGCTTTACTGTCCGAAGCTAACTTAACACCGTCAAATACCTCCCTATACTCGTCCGTTTCCAAGAGATTCTTTGTCTTACGTCCAAAGTTAACCGCTAATTCGGTCGTGTGTGTCGCCTGAATGATCTTCATCTTCGGATTCTTGCCCATCATCCACGCCGGAAAGAGAAATGACGCAAATTCACTCTTCGTGTGCCGTGGGGCCATGTTAATAATCAGGCGTTTTAGCTCGCCGCTCGCGACCCTTTCCAACTTGTCCGCAATTATTTTGTGATGACGGCCGGCAATAAACTCGGGCCACATATTTTTTACAAAAATTAAAAAATCTTTTTTGCACATATCATTTTTTTCTAGCTGTGCTAATCGCAACTCAAGCTTTAATTTTTTCTCATCTAAACCGTTACTAAAAGTTTCTTTCATCAGGGGACCCTAGCGAATTGTTCCACGTGGAACATCATAAATGTATGCGACTTTAGACGCTAATATAAGACAGTTAACGCCGATATGG